GATTCTAGTGCAGTAGATTTTTTAAAACATAAATTTATAGTATAATTGCATAAATATAATGTTAATATGAATAATAAAATAGCACAACACAACACAAAAATTATTAATAAAATATCTAAAAATGTCATATTATATTTTTAATTAAATTGTATTTATTTACTTTTTAAAGTAGATTTTATTTTTCTTTTTATTTTCTCTCTTCGTGTTTTATTGGTATTCTTTTTTCGGAGTTTATTTGTAATAAATTTTTCTTGTTTTATTATTAAATCAACGATATTTTGGTAAAAACTTCTGAATTCCTTTTTTTCTTTTTTAAGTTCATCATAAGAGAACCATTTAATTTTTGCTTTTTCAAGTAATCCATTATCTTTTTTATGTTTTACATGAGGTAAATATTGAGAGAAAAACTCGTAATTATTTTTATAATAATAAGGAAGTTTTTCATCATAATCCATATAAAAAACATAAGTGGTATATTCCTTAAATTGAATAGTTACTACTTTATTTTTTTTTATAATTTCTCTTATTTTTTCTGCAGAGCCTAAGAACCCATTTATTTCTTCTGACCCTTCTCGTGTAGCAGTGTCTAAAGAAGATTCTCCTTCTTCTTTTCCACCTCCAAAGTCAGCCCATCCAGGAGTATCATCTAATTCATTTTCTTTTCCAAATAAAAAATAGATTTTATTATTTTTAATTGATACGGGTAATATGCCACCTCCCATTAATATTACTCTATATTTTTTTTTACGCATTGCCACAAATATTTATAGTCATCCATTTCCTTGGAGGTAGATGCAATTGTTCTTCTATTTCATAATTTTCATCTTGTATATTATATTTCTCTTTGTAATATTGTTCTAATTCATCATCTATTTTTGTGTTATAATTCATACTATCTTTACTTGATAAAGAGTAATCATCATCATAACTGTGTAGTGGATAAATCGGAGCACAATTATAAGAATCACTATTAAGCCATTCAGGTTGATTTTCTATCGGGATATATTCCCTTTGGTAAAGTTCCTCATATATACAATCTACTTCGTCTTCAATTTTTTGAAGTTGTGTTTTAAATAAATTTTTAAGTTTTTCAAAATCAGAATGAATATGTTTTTGTTGTGATTTATTAGGAAGTAAAAGCCAATACCATGGATCATCATATACTAATTTTGCTTCTTTATTTGGATTTTCAATTTTTTCACGCAAATTAACAGCTGCAATATTATTCATGTTCCAATATTCAAAATGAATAAAGGCCATTCTATAATAATAGCCATCACGAGACTTTTTTATAACACTATCTATCTTTTCAACCTTACCTAAGTCCATTTTCTCAAATGATTCTATAATCTTATTCACAGGGATATTCATAAAGATATGAGGAATAAGAATAGAGTAAGATTGAACTGACATAATTAATTAACTTGAGTTACTGTAACAGTATTTTAATACTAATCTACATATAAGTATTTCAAACTTCAATTTTTTAAGTAATTAAAAAAAAATTGAAATTAATTAATTTTTATAAATTTTAATATACATTTTATTTAATATGGATTTTAAATTCAAACCTCGTAAGACTAAAAAGGATAAAGAAAGAAGAAATAAAGAATTTAATGGAAAATATAGTCAAAAACATATAAGAATCCAAGAAAAAGAACAAGAAAATCATCTTAAAAATATAAATGCACAAAAACAACAAAAAAAAGGAAATAAAAATAAACACCAAGATAGCTAATAGAATATTATATTAATATAATAAAATAACAACAATAAAAAAAGTGAATGATAGAAATTATATAGTATTAATAAATAACTATAACATAACACATTCAAAAAAAATTAGAAAAAGAACTTCCTTTAATTCTTGAAGACATTCTTAGTTTTTTATCACATTCGCTAGTAATATGAGTAGATACCTCTTTTGAGATATCACATCTTATTTCCTCCCTTTTAGTTGCTCTTTCTGAACGGTCTTTTTTTTGTTGATCACATTTCTTCTTTAAACATCTTTGTTCATAACGAACTGTTCTATCGCTTTGAGTATTAAGTGCACCAGGCATTATATAATGTTATAAGGTGTCCTTTTTAAATATATTTAAAATATATTTAATCCTAATATGTCATTTGGCCTCCATCATATACTTGTTCAAACATAAGAGCACAAGACCAGTCCATATTATTTAAATTAACAATTCTACCATATTCATCATATAATGTAAGTCTAAGTTTTTCAATATTAACTGGTCCAAAATAATTTCTACTTCTATTAATTTGTGTTGAAAATCCATCATCTTCACCAGTTTGATAAACACCATTAGATTGTTGAATGGAAGCTAAATTAATTCTAGCTAAGATATTATTATTATTAATTGAATCTGTGTAAGCAGACACATAATAATTATTTACATTATTGTTATAATCATCTATCGCTAAAAATAAATATTGTGGTCCTTTAATATAACATAGACCTTCAGATATAACAGCAGAAGGTGGAACTAAAACACCAGAAACATCAAACGGAGGTCCTGAATCATAGATATTTGTCCTATAACCTAATTGCCAACCTAAATAAAATGGTAAAGCATCTAATACAAAATCCTTTTGTAAAAATTGCGCATCAGTTCCATAGCCATCTACTCCCATAAATATTTTATATCTTAAATGATAAGGGTCGCTGTGAATAACTCCGGAAAAATCAGTGATACCAGATGGATCAACTGCAAATATACTTCTTCCACTAGTATGATCAACCGTATAAACTAAACTAAAACTTGGATCCGATGATATTGTATATTGTGTACCTGTGCCTGCTAAAGGATATAATACATCTTGGGTTGGATCCCTTAATGCTGCATTTATAGCTGATTCGATTGATGTAGCTCCTGTAGTGGAATTAATTAATGTTTCATAATTTCCATCTGGTAAGGTTATTCTAACTGCATTTTGAGGAATATTATTAGGACCTATATTCCAACCTATAACTATTGTATTATTACCATTTGCTTTACTAACAGCATAATAAGTTAAAGGAATTTCTATTGATGCTAAACGCATATTAATAACATTTTCAAATTTATAAGGTAAAGTTATTCTTTGATCTGAAGAAGAAGTCTGATAATAATTCGGTCTAAACCTTGAATCAATATTTAAAGCTCGTTTTATAGTAGTATATTTTATGGGATTAATTATACCCGGAGGCGCTCCTCCATCATCTCCAATATTTAAACCTTTAACATATGGTAAACTATATGCTTCTTTTCTTAATCTATCATTTTTTATAATAAAATTATCATTCACTTGATATAAGTCATTTTTCATTTCACTAAATTTTGATTTTCCTGTATAATGACTTTCCTTTATAGCAGATGATATTATTTTTATTAAACGATTAGATGCTGCATCTAAAAAATTCTCTATTTTTCTTTTTGTCGAAGAGTCAACCGCATTATCTTGTGTTAATTTTTTCAACAGATTTACTTTAGAACTCTTAATATCTTCTGCTTGATAGGGGTATTCTAATGTTAATATATCTTCTATTTCTTTGTCTGAATAATCATTTATATCTAAATTAATGGTTTCCATATATAATTTTACAAGTTTTTTTTTAAATTTATAAAACTAAATAAATTAACAACAATTATTTTTTTTTGCAGTATTATGTTTTTGTAGATATGTTCGTTGTTCTTTATTATATTTTACAATCCCTTTACAATCATGCGGTATTTCAGATATTTTATTTATTAATAAATCAAGTAAATTCTCTAAAGACTGTCTATTTGTATTTATACAACTCATTTCTATATAAATTACATTTTTAGTCTGCTTAAATTTTTCTAACTCTTCATTTGGAATTATATTTTTTAAATCCGATTTATTTCCTATTAATAAAATTGGGTGATTGTGATTACATTTATTTGCATACTCTAATATATTTAACCAATTTTGTAAATTAATATAACTTTCATATCTACTTAAATCAAACATCAAAATTACTCCACATATTTCTCTAAAATAAGTGGTTATAACACTCTTGTACCTTTCCTGTCCTGCCGTATCCCATAAACATATTTTAAATTCTTCATTATTATATTTTTTTCTCATTGACATAAAGTCTACTCCTATTGTTGTTGTTGTTAGAGTTAAATAATCGTCATCTCGTAATTTATTAAAAAAAGTAGTCTTTCCTACATTACTATCACCAACTAATATTAGTTTTATTTTTTTATCATATTCAATAAATTTATTATTCATATAAATAATATGTTTATTATCTTTAATCTACTTTCTTTTCATCTAAAAGCATTATAGCCATACCTGCATAATTATGCAAATCAATCAAAGTATCTCTCATTTTTTCATCATCTACTAATGCTATTTTATTCTGTTCAATGGATTGTAGTCTTTTTATTTTGTCACCCATTCTTACTAATACTCCTATCATTCCATATTCCGCAAATGCATCTCCATAATCTTGATTCTTTTTCTTAAATAATTCTAAACCTTCCATTTGCACCTGTTTCATTTGCTCTACTCTATTTGTCATTATTTTATTTAATGTTGTATTTTTAAGTATTTTTTTTTATTTCTTAAACTCTTCTTCGGACTGCATTTAAATTTCCTGCTTGGCTTGATTGTCCTACTCTCCCTATTGCAGTATGAGGATTGTAATAACGATTATTGCTCTTAATAAATGTCATTGGTAAATTTGGTAAAAAGATATTAGTAGAGTTATAACTTCTTCCATATCGTCTTATAACAAATTGACTACTTCCTGCTGAAGGATTATTATTCACATTATTGTATGGATAATATTTGTTGGTATTGGTCATTATATATTAATTAAATATATTTTAATAGATATTTTCAGGTTTTTATTTTTTTATGATTTTATAAAAACCGTCATTCCGAACATTAAGTTCTAACTAATCAATATATTTATATATAATTACCTTCTTCTTCCGCCTCATCCACACGATGGATTTTTATTCATATAAATTTGTTTTAAATTACCAAGTGTTGATAAGGTATTACTAGTTGTTTGTCTTAATATCGAATTACTTGATATAATTGAACTACTAGTAATAGTTTTATTAGTTGTTAAACACATATTAATTTTTTGAGGCATTATATAATACCTTAAGAAATTACAAATCTGTATTTATTTTTTTTGTTCTAAACATTAATATTTTCTATTTCTTCTTCCTCAATTTTTTGCATTACTTCTTCTTCAGAACCAGGATTTTCTGATATTTCTTCAGTTGCTTTACTTAAATCTAAATTAGCGGATAACAAATTTTCTCCTGGGCTTACTGATGGCTCTTCATATACTTCTTCCATATTTGGTTCAGATTTTTGCTCTAATTCAAGTGCTAATTTGGCCTCTTCTTCAGCCTTTA